GATCAGCACCCCGTCCAGTAATTGCAGATCCAACACCGGCTGCATAATATTCACCACCTTGTTGTGTTTCCCATTTACCAGCAGCTTGTGAATCTTCTTTAAGTCTTGTTTGAAATACTTCTTTGTATTCTGGTGAATCCATAAGTTGTTTTGCTTTACGACCAAAACGTACTGAGAGTTCAGTTGTGTTAGTAGATTGAATAATTTTTAGTTTTGGATTTCTTCCAACCATCCATGCAGGTAATAGATAACTGGCAAATTCAGATTTAGTATGTCTAGGTGCCATATTTATTATAACACGTTTTATTTTACCTTCTGCAATTTGATTAAATTTATTTGCAACTTGTTTATGATGGGACCCTTCTACAAAATCAGGCCATACATGTTTTACAAAAGCCATAAAATCATTTCTGATTGTAGATTCTTTTTTCTTTTCTTTCCACTTAGCCATGTAAAGAGCAAGTTGTCTTTTTACATCAGGTGGTAATTTCTCAAACTTTTTTAATTTATCTATATCCATAAAAGTGCATTCGAAAAAATTTTCCGCAAAATTTTTTCAGATATGTTTTCAAAGGTTGAAAAGTATTTCAGCCTTATCTGTATATAAAAGTTCAATATATATACCATATATTGAGACTCCTAATATTACAAAGGTAATTAAGTATATTAAAAAGTTCAAAGTTGCAAGTGGTCTTGGTACCTCTATCCAATTAAGCGAGGCCGCGCAGCGGCCGAGCGGTATGGCCGCAGGCCCCTGCGACATTTTGTCGCAGTATATATTCTACAATGTAAAACCGCGCGACATTTTGTCGCGCGGTATATTAACCACTAGGAGGGAAGTTAATTTTGCATAATCTCTCTTAACTCTTCGGCCATGTCACCGCTGTCGTCAAGATCATTTAAACTTAATCCAATTGACGCCGCGATCCTTGCACCCTCTTTGGCCTCTTCTGTCCATTCCTCTGGCGGTTCGTTATCCGAACCGCAGTTGATACATATTCTTTTTTCATAGTTTGACCATTCATCATACTTAGCGTCTTCACCGCATTCAGTACATGTATTAGTTATATTATTCATAGTTCCTCCGTTTGTTAATTACCCCATGATACCAGAACCCTGGACCATGCGCCATTGCGCATAGTGTCGCAGTTAATAGTTTGGCCTCATACTTGAAAACAATATCACAAACCCACTAAAGAAAATTAACACACCTAAAACCATGTGTTGTGGTGCATGTAATGAGGTCATTATTCCAACCATTGATAATGCCATACCAATAAAAAATAATAATAGTTTTAATGCTAAGTTCATGATCTAACCTCTTCAGTAATTAATTTATCAATTTGATTAAGTGCAAATTCCTGCACCTTGTATAAGGCTGCAGTGTTTTCAACTGTGTAACAATCAACCTTGTTATCTTTTTCTATTTCTAATCTCCAAAGACTTTCAGTTCCTTTCTTTGGAGTTAAATTTATTAAATAGCCTTTATATTTCATTCAACCTCCTCCAAATATTCTAATTGATCTTCCTCATCAAATTGATGCTCCTCTAAATAATTTTCAAAAGCATCTTGTAGTATGTCATCGTAGTCCATATTTCCTCCTTTTTAATTTAATAACTCATCTTAACACAATGGCCCCGAAGGGGCCATTGTCAATATTGTCGCACTTACGTTGTCCAATGTTCTGTATATCCAAACATTTTTGCAATTCTGTCTGCTTGTTTTTTTAATTGGTCCATACATTGCTGCTCTTCTTTCTCTGTCATTTTATCTAGACCATGTAATCCTCTGTCTTCTAATCTGTAATTATATTGACTGATTAAATCCATCAAAAAATCTTGAGCCCAAGTTTTTGCAGTTATTTTTTTGTACTCTAGTTGTTTTGTGTCTTCGTTAAATTTAGCCTCTGTTATCATATTTCCTCCTATTATTTTTGACATGCCCCATGATACCAGATTCCAGGACCTGGGGCCATTGTCAATATTGTCGCACCTGCCTGCGACAAATTGTCGCGCGTCATTTTGTTGAGTTGACAGGATTTCAGCTCCTGGAACCCTGGCTCAGGGTGCGACAGTTTGCGCGTAGATATAAAATTTCAGCTATGGTATCTTATGATTATGTTTAGTTATTTAAATAACAAAAAAATAACTTTGGGACTTGCACCAACAAAAGCAAGTAGGATTAGATCAGTTGAGAAAAAGCTGACACCTCCGTCCATGGAGAGGGGATTGTGCGCGAAACCTCACTGATGCTGATCCCTGGTCCATCACACTGGGTTTCGTTTACGCTATCTAGGTGTTGGACCTGGGATCAGTTAAGTTAGGATCCAGTAAGTTTATTATAAACTTAACTGATCAGGTGTTCGATTGTGGGGCTGTACTACACTTAAAATTGGGAAACCCTCAGGTGATACAGAAAACCTACTAGCTCAAAAATTGCCTCTACTAAGTAGACGCCTTATAGAGCAGTTAAAATACTGTGAGTCTATAACTTCTAGACTTAAATATTATGTTGTTAATGAGATAAGCATTGTAATCTTATCTATAAAAGTTTGACGCTGAGTGGCTAACGGCCCAAGCGTCAAGCTTCAAGCCTCAAGCAATAATTAATAAAAGCCGCAAGCGTCAAGCGCCTGCGACATTTTGTCGCAGTGACAATTTGCAATGCGACAATGTTGACAAGTGATTCTAAAATTAAAATAGTTTATCATTACAATATTAACAAAAGGAGAATAAGTCATGAATACAAAAGAAGCTTGGGCCCTGATCGGTGGACTATCGAAGCCCTCAAAAATGCCGGGTTGGTCGATTGGTTTACCTGCCAAAGAATGCAGCACCGGTTCAAAATTAGTTAATATAAAAGGCTCAGTTTGCGAGGGCTGCTATGCTTTAAAAGGCTGTTATGTTTTTTCAGTTGTGCAGGCTGCGCAATATAAAAGATTAGCGGCTATAAACAATCCGTACTGGGTTGAAGCAATGGCGACTCTTATTAATTCTAAAAAGCCTAATGAATTTAGATGGCATGACAGCGGCGACGTTCAAGACGAAGCGCATCTTTTAAAAATTTTTGAAGTGTGCAAGTTAACACCTACAAAAAAACACTGGATGCCAACGCGTGAAGCATGGACCAAAAAGTATATGCATTTAAAACCGGATAATCTAGTTGTTAGATTTTCAGCAACGATGGTTGACCAGGAGGCCCCGGCTTCATGGCCCAATACATCAACGGTGAGCACGACAACGCGAACTTGTCCGGCTCCAGATCAAGACAATGAATGCAAAGATTGCCGAGCTTGCTGGGATCCTGAAATTAAAAATATAACTTATGGAAAACACTAATGAAAAAAAGAAAAATAAAAAGAGGTGATCTGTTGCCGTGGTTCCTGGAGGACCATAGCAACCTGCCGGCTTGGTATTTGAAAGAGTGCCAGGAGTTTTTTGAATGGTTAAAACAATCAAACAAAGATAGGAGGAAACTAAATTGACATTTGTATGGAGACATCCAAAGTATTACAAACCTGCGACAAATTGTCGCAGGGACAAAACAACGCAGAAAGGAAAAGAAAATGAAAATGAAAAGGCCGCAAGCACCAAGCAGCAAGCTTCAAGCGACAAGCAGCAAGCTGCAAGCAAGACTGAGCAAGACAGCAATTAAAATCCATGAAGCCTGGGCCTACCAGAATGGATACAGGTTACAAGCGCCAAGCAGCAAGCTTCAGGGACCAAGGTACAGGGGTTCGGATTATTTAAGCGTCAAGCGCCAAGCTGATTAAAAAAAATTTTTATATCTTCATATCCCTGATGCAGAGGTTCAAGCTTCAGGCCACAGGCTACAAGCTTCTGGATCCGGGATCCTTCATAAAGTTTTGGGACGTTGAGAGAGGCATCCTCAACTAGGATAAATGTATTCTCAGGATGCTTCACATGGAAGCCAATTTGGTGTGGTGAAAAGGTTACTTTGTTCGTTTTTGTATATTTTAATTCTACAGTGAAAAAGTGCCGATTATTATTATAGACCAATAGATCAGGAGTACCGGGAACGCTAAGATTCTCCAATCGAATGAGCGATAATTGTTTAAAATTTCTTTTAATTTTTGCATAAAATTTAGTCTCAGGTTTCAATTATTTTTCGAACTAACAGGCTAGCCAATTTTTTTCAAAATCTTTCCCATATTCCATGTTTCAGCTTGAACTGTAAAAACTAGTCGGTGTGATTCTCTAACGCCAATTAATTTATTTTCCATTAATTGTAAAGAGGAAATGTCGTAAAATTTTCCATCAGGTAAACAAACTTGGACCCGAGCATTTTGAGCAGTGCCATGCTTCATCATCTTATCCAAAACTTGTCTTAACATCTTGCCTTGCATAATTTCTATCTTTTTATGGCGCCCCAGTATCCACAGTACAATAAGAGTAAAAAACTGCTTCGTAAGCCGAACGCCACAATGTTTATGTTTAAATCAACTTGATATTGGGCAAACCAGAATACATTTGTTTAATTGTTTTCTGACCCAACATCTATTGCGTTTATACAATTGTTGTGCTAAATGTCAATAACAGGAGAATGTGACAAAATGACCAAAGAAAAAGGAAGAAAATACGACGGAAGATCTAGACCAACTAATGACGTTTATGCAAAACGTTGGGAAGAAATTTTTGGAAATAAAAAGGAAGAAGAAAATAATGGGCGTACCGAAGAGACTGACAGACCAGCAGATTAAGTTTGCAAATTTATTAGTATCAGAAGAAGGCAGAAAGACTGCTACTCAGTGTGCAATAGAAGCAGGTTATGCAAAAGACTCAGCAAGACAAGCAGCAAGTATTTTACAGAATCCAAAACGATATCCACTTGTAGTTAAATACATTGGTGAACTAAGAGAAGAACTACAAAAGAAATACGATGTAACTTTTGGTAGTCATGTTATGGAACTTGCAAAGTTAAGAGATGAGGCCAGAGATAAGAAAGCTTGGTCCGCAGCAGTTAATGCAGAAGTTGCGAGAGGTAAAGCGGCGGGATTATATATTGAGCAAAAAATAATTCGGACAGGTAAACTAGAAGACTTATCAACAGAAGAATTGGAATCCAGAATGAAACAGATAATAGACGAGTATTCACCCATTCTTGAAGGTGTGGAAATAGAAGAGTTAAAAGATAAAGTTTTGACAGAACCAAAACAAGTAACACCAGAAACAGAGGAAGATAACTCATCCGACTAATACTTTCTCCATTTTTTTAATACATCCTATTGGAAATACATTTCGTCCACTAAAAACTTCATCATCAACATCATAAGTTGAAAATGTTTTTAATTCTTTTCTGTTTTTAGAAAATACAAATCCATAAGTAATTAAAGTTGAGTAATTCATAGCTTCAAACTGATCTGGGTTTGCATGGTCCTCTTCACCTGTAATATCAATCCAGGTTATTTTATACAGGTAGTATTTTTTCTTTTTTATCTGACAGACTATTGGTTTTTTCATATTCTCAAATCTCTATAGTGTTTCTGTAGGTATTTTACTAATAAAAAATATCGTTTTTACGCGCGCGCGTCGGGAAAAACATTTGTTTACTATCTTTAAAATGTTAAAAAAACGTTGATAAATAACAATTGTAAGACGTGTAAGACGCATGTAAGACGAAATGTAAGACGTTAAACCATTGATATTATTGAATAAAACATCAATGTATGAATGTAAGACACTTTTTAATTTTTTAAAAAAAAATTTTATCAAAATATCTGTGAGAAATACTATAGAGAATTTCTTACAAACCCCTGATGCCTGGTCCCTGAACCCTGATTCCTGAACATTTTGGCCCCTGAACCCTGATTCTTGACCCATGTACCACATATTTGTCACAGTTTCGCCTTTTTTTAGCCACATAGTATTAAACTTCTTGTATCTTATTTAAATTACTATAGTATTTATCGACTCTTTTCAGAGCATCATATTTCGCTTGACGGAATTCCTGACCTTCCCAAGAAAATTCCTGATACACCATATCCTTAGTCACTATAAAATTTATTCCACGTGAAATATGTTCACCAAACATATCTTCAAAAGCCAACGCATAAAGTGCTAACTGTATTCTATAACTATCATGGAGCCATTCTTTTCGCTTAGGTTTATTAGCATTTTTGTGGTCACAGACTGTAATTTTACCATCATGAATACCAATTAAGTCCGTTTGACCGGCAAATAAGCCCTGATACGCTAAATATGGCTCTACACCCCACACCTCACTCAAACGCTCGTCTATGGCCCTCTCTGTGAGAATATCAGCCATTTTATGAGCCGTCTGACCTAGCTCAGTCATATCTAAATGCTTTGTATCCGTTATATAATTTTCAACAATTCTATGAAGCACACTACCTCTTGCAGCAGCCTCATCTCTAATCTTGTCCGCTTGTTCTGCTCCAACCCTTTTCTTCCAGGCTTCTAATACAGCTTTCTTCTCTTCAGACTCAGTTGCAGATAGTATCGTTGTAACCGATGGCAGCGCTTCACCGTTGATACTATAAACTCTTTTACCATCAATTGTTTTTCTAGTGGATGTTGGGTAATCAAATTGTCTTGTTTTAATCATTTGGGGTTCCTATCATATTAAAGTTATATACTTCTTTGTTATTCAATTGATACTTACCAATTATTTCTTTCCATGAATAATTAGGAAGTAATTCTTTTATCAAGTGTTTATTACCATTGGTGTGTTTTGTCTTAACCGTATGATATTCAGTCATGATAACTGGTTTATGTTTTTCAATTAAATTTAAACCACCTTCAATTACAAAATGCTCATGACATTCAACATCAATTTTAATTAAATCTAATTTTTGAAGATGGCTAAACTTTGTATCTAATCTACATTTGTATATTGGAAGAAAACCTGATCCATGATCCATAAATTGTATTTTAGTATTACCAGAGTTAATACCCTCAACATCATATCTAAAATCATTAGTTACAAATCGTTCATCAACATCAGTAACTGCTTCCTGAAATGTTTGTACATTGTTTACTTGGTTATAAATTATATTGAAATTTAATATTTGATTAATAAATCGCTGCATTTCAAATGCAAATACATATCCTCGATGACAATACTTTGCAAAAGGAATAGTGTGTGTACCTATGTGAGCCCCTACTTCTATGATTACAGAGTTTTCTTTTAAGTATTTAATACATTCATCATAAACTTCATTTTCCCAACCACCATATTTTTCTAATGCTTCAGGTATATATAAATCATTATTAATAGTAACAAAATTACCTTTAGGAGTTTTAATTTCTTTTAATTTTAAATTATTGTTTTGCATTCTTAACTCTTGCTCCTGTTTTAGGTTTTTTAGCTTTAACTCTTCCAGGTCTTCTATTCATTTTATATTCCCATTCATCTAAAATTTTTTCCATTTTTCTAACATAAGGTTCCATTTTTTCGACCAATGCATAATCTTCATCAATTCTTTTTTGAGTGTAATTAAAATCATCTTCCCATTCTTTTTTAATTTTTTTCCATTCCCAATAGTCTTCAATTATTTCTCTATTAAATTTTCTATATTTAAAAATATATAAAAGATCTCTACTAAACATTGAAAGATGAAAACTAATTTGACCTATTAAAGGTTCATGTTTAACATCAATCATGTTTTCAATATGTCGAACACAAAAATTATAACGTTTACAAACAACATTATAATAATGATCCTTACATTCATCCATCCAAAGTTCACCTTTTCTTGCTCGAACTAAGTATTTAGTTTTTTCTTTTTTTATTTCTTCTAAATGTTTTCTTTCTTTATTAATTTTATTTTGTGCTTGTTTATTATTCATTGTTCATTCCTTTTATAAAGTTAGCATTAAACGTAAATGAGATCTGCTGGCGTTGTTGATTTTCTTGAAAAGTTTTTTTTACAATATTTAAATTATTAGTTCCTCTTCCATTAAACCAATCCGTATCTTTTATATTATCAAATACTTCATCTGGATCGTTTTTACCTCCCGGTGTACCATTGGCATTTAAAGCTTGTTTGGTCCATCTTAAATTTTCAGGTCGATCATTTATACGGTTACCATCAACATGATCTACTAAAATAAATTCTTCTGGATTTGGATTAGGTACAAATGCTTTTGCAATAATTCGACTAAAGGAACTTAAAATTCCTTTTGGAACTATTTTTGTATAAGTGGTCCCGTCTTTTTTGTAAATAGTTTGTACTCTAGTTTTATCTTTCCATAACAAAAAAATTTTTTGATAACCATTTTGAGTTAAGCCAATACTGGGCCAAAGAATAGCTTTTTCTGAATGTCTTTTTTCATCATCAGGAGCTAATGGGTGTCTCATGTTTCTTAAAACAAAAGGCCATATGGGTTGTCTGTATATTTCTGGAACCTGTTGTTTGCATTTACTCAGGTAATGATACCCTCCTGTTTTAAATACATAATACATTCCAGGAAACAATCGAACATCAAACGTTGAAAGATCAACTGCTTCCGATAGATTTAAAGATTCAATATCGACTTCGTTTTGATCTTTAAATAATTCTCCTTGGACCATTATTCCCAACTCGCTTTTTTATCACGTTGATTTTTAAACCAATTAAAAAATTTTTTGTCTTCAAACCAATACGCAATTTGATCTGCGGGTACTTGGTCCGTTCGAATACAATCATACAAATTCTCATATTCTGTTTTTTTAATTCGCGGCTTTTTTGGCATTAATCACTCTCCTTTGTTTATCTCTTGTTCTATCTTTCCATCTTAAATCTAATTCAGTCACTTGATCATTATGTCCATGACAAATTTTTATAAGATGTCCTTGGTTGGTCGTTTCAACCCAATATTTTTTATAGTTATTAATCACTATTGTTTTCGCCATGTAACTCTCTCCATTTTAATTTATCTGCATTTCTTTTTTGCCAATATAAATTTATCTGATCCCTGAAGCCTGATCCATAACGTATGGTGCTTTCTCCAGGTACAGTATTTTGAGCACTATATTTAGCAATATGTCTACGAGTTTCTTTGGTCCTAGAATTAGAACTTTTTTTAAAATTTTTTCTAGTCATTTACTTTCTCAATTAGACATTTGTTTTTTCCGCTTTCAATTACTCTAAAATTATAAAGCTCTAACACTTGTGCAATTAAGGCCGTGTTATATTTTTTATAATCATCAAATACAAAACGTGTACCTTTAACCGATCGATTAGCAAACCATACCGCTTCAGTCATTACATCTTTAGTCATATGTGGACCATCAAAGTGCACAAACATAAATTTAGAATGTCTATGTTCTGTATCATTCATAAACTGTGTGTCTGTCATATTACACAATGTAAATTTACCTTGATTACGATACGGTTTAAAATCATTCAGCATGGTATCTCTCATGTCATCGGTATAATCACAGGTATAAGAACCGGTATCATCATAATGTTGATATTCTAAATTACCATAAGGATCAACGCCAACATGGATGTAGTTGTTAACAACGTTATCCATAATAATTTTTGATCCCAGTCCTTCACGTACTCCAATCTCACAAGTTTTATAACCATTGCAATCAAAGTTAATAGTCCATTTATGAAGTAAGTCATAATCGCTGCTGTCTCCTCTTATCATTATCGTTGCTCCATTTCTTTATCTATGTATTTATCTAATTGATCTTGAAGCATTGCTTTATCTTTCATCAAGTTTTCAATTTGTTTTTCTAATAATTTAACATGTTCAACAGTTAGTTTATCTTTATATCTATATTTTTCTCGATGTTCATCAAATATAGTTTTAAGTCTATTTTCATCTATCATAATTTCTCCTTGAGATTTACACTGCGGACACTGGTGTATGGTTTCCGTCGGATTCTCTATGGATTCCTTCACTTTGATATAACCGTTTCCACGGCATCTTGGGCATATATGAGCCATTGTTCATCTCCATTTCTTTCATTAGTTTGTTTATTTTTTTTCTGACTAAATTACCATCTAATTGAGCCAATTGACATACTGCATCAAAATCTCTATTTGGTAATGTGACATAATCGAGTTCATAAAATTTTTTATTTCTATAAAAATCATAGAACTTAATTATTGTACTTTTTATTTTAATTGCATCTTCAATAGCTACAATCAAAACATTTCTCCATAGGTTTCTAATTGGATCTCTTTCGTCAAATTCAACTAAAGTTTTAAATCCAAAATTACCTTGCTGATACTTTGCCATTTAATTTCCTTGCTTTCTCGTTGATTATAATTTCTAAAGCTTTTGCTCTAGATACTGTAATTGTAGGTACAATTACTTTTCTGACCTTATCTAACTTATCACAGACTTCGTGAGTTAGAGCGACAGATTTATATTTACTTATATCAGTCATTAGTATAGTCTCCTTTATAACTTTATTAATTTATAGATAGGATAATAATTATTTTCTAAGGATTGTCAAGATGAAATTTTTACTTACTTTATACATATGTTCTTTAACTACCGGTGAATGTGTTATGCCTAAGTTAGAAGAATTAGGTATAAAACAATTTTATGGCACACACTATGGTTGTGTACGTGCCGGATTAGGGGATTCGTTTGAATTATTATTTGACGGTAAAACTTTTAGTGCTAATCAGATAGAGAAGTTTGAGCTTTACCCAAAATTTTCTTGCGAGAAGGTATCCGTGCCTCCTCCAAAACCGAAGCCGGAGGAACCTGCTTAAGTTTTTTATACCACTGATCCCTGATGCCTGGGTCCCGAGTCTTGTTATATTTATTCGCTAGCTCATCTAACTCTAACGTTAGTTTTTTTATAAAGACTTCTGCTCCTGTAGCCATTTATTTAATTCCTTTCTTGGTTCCTTAGATTCAATTATTCTTTCAACAAGTACCGCTGCTTTATGAGCAGTTCTAGCAATAGACGGCTCAAACAATTCAGACTCGTATAAGTGATTAACTATTTTATTTTTTATATTATATATCATAAGTATCCTTTCTAATACTAAAGATAGGATAAATAAGGATCAATGTCAACGATTTTTTTTCTGTCTTTTTTCGTGTTTATTGAGATTTTTTTTATGACGTCCAGGACGTTTTCTAGGTTTTGGTCTCTCTACAAATTCTTTAAAGTTTTTCTTCGCCATGTTTTCTTATAAAATCTATATCCGATTCTGTCAAAGACATATATCGTATTCGTCCATTTACATGTTGCTTGGTATCATGACCACAATTAGTACATCTATAGTAATCTTGAACAATAGCTACTAATATAGAATCTTCTTCACACTCTTCACAAAAACCATGTACGGTATCTATTTTATTAAATAATCTTATATTTTTCATACTAAATCTACTGCTTTTCCTATTATGGGTTTATATTTTGTTTTTTTATCTTCTTTATACGCTCTTAAAAATTGTTTACGTGGATTTTCAGATACATAACTACAATGTACCCATCCGCTGTTAGGTTCACCTGGAACATAGTATTCTAAAATCATTTGATCGTAATCAAGGTTTTTATAAACCCAATCCGCAACCTCTGCATTGTCTTTGCCCATACATTCAAAGTCAACTGCTTCTGCTTTAGTGTGTTGTGAATTAACTGAACTACCTATTTTTAGGCATAAGTCTGGACTCCTGAAGCCTGAAGTAACGGTTACTGGACCAAAATGATCACGTACTGGCTGCAAAA